CCGCGCAGGCTCCCACGGTAGGAAACTCAGGCAGCACCGCCTATATCTCGTTTGACAACGCGGTCTGGACTTCGGCGTTAACCGCTCGCGGTGCTTTGATTTACCAAAGTGGTGGAGGAAACCCCGCAGTTTGTGTGCTTGATTTTGGCGCAGATAAGACTTCAACTGCAACATTCACGGTACAGTTCCCCGCTGTATCAAACACTTCAGCAATCATAAGGATAGCGTAATGGCACTTGTAACCACAACCAAAGGCGAAATGGATGACTCCTTGCTTGTAAAGCAAGAAGGTTCATTGGATAATGACAACGAAACAACCACATGGGTGGAGTATTGGTTAGATGGCGAACTTGTCCACCGTTCGGCGCATGTTCAGTTAAAGCAAACAGTCACACTCTCGGCTGAAGCCGCATCTCTTACATAAGGAAAAATCATGGCAAATACCCAAGCAATGTGCACATCGTTCATGGGGCAACTGCTCAATGGCGGACATCAATTTGGAACAATTACGCTGACTTCGCGTACCAGTTTGACTGCGCCCACTGTTGATACGTTTAAAGCGGCTCTGTATTTAACTTCTGCTACGGTAAACGCAAGTACTACAGCGTACAGCGCTTCTAATGAAGTGTCTGGTACAGGCTATACCGCTGGTGGTGTGACGATTACAGCATGGAATGCTCCAACTGCTACTAATTCGTCTACAACAGCGGGTACTGCATTTACTACGCCTACGGCTTCGATCACATACACAACCGTAACTTTGGCAACGGCGTTTGACGCAGTGTTGATTTACAACTCTACCCAAAGTAATACGGCTGTCAGTGTTCATACCTTCGGCTCTCAAACAATCACTGCTGGTACGTTTACATTGACTATGCCTGCTAACACCACCGCCGCTGCATTGTTGCGTATCGCTACAACCTAAGGGTAGTGTATGGCTCTCGGGTGGGGCGATAATGCGTGGGGTGACAATGGTTGGGGCGGCGCAATTCCTACTACAGGCAATGTGGCTGTTTCGACTGTTGGTACGGCCTCGCCTATTGTTTCTGTAGCAATTACAGGTGTAAACTCTTCGGGGGCAGTTGGTACAGTTGTTCAAAGTCAGTTAGTCGCAGTGGCTAGTAATTTAGCAAATGTGTCGGCTGGTACGGTTGGGGCCTCTGTTACGTTTGCTTTGACAGGTGTCAGTGCAACAGGATTAGTTGGATTCGGCTGGGGCCAAGGGGCTTGGGGCGACAATCCGTGGGGCGGCTCTAGTTTAGGTTTTGCTGAAGAATATAGCGGCGCGGGCGTTAGTGCTGTTGGCGCTGTAGGTAGCGTCGGTATTGCTGAGCGCTTTATTGCTATAACAGGTGTTAGCGCTTCCGGTGTAGCAGGTACAGTAGTCGGTGTAAATGCTAAGGCGGTGACAGGCGTTGGGAGTGCAGGCAGTGTAGGTACGGTTGCGGTTACAAGTACTCTTAATTTAACGGGTAATGAGGCTTTTGGTCAAGCAAGCCAAGTTATTGTGCCGGTAAACTCCAACCAAGCGTTGGCTTTTGTGGGGACTGTACTCAATGTAACAACCGTGGGATTGACCGGCATATCCGCTTCAGGCGCTTTAGGAACTATGGGGTTGATCAGGACGCATAGTTTGACAGGTAATTTGGCAAGCGGTAGTGTTGGAAGTGTGGTGGCTGTTTATTGGAAGCTCATTGATGATAAGCAATCAAATGCTTGGCAGTTAATTGATGACAAACAGTCAACAGTTTGGCAGAATACAATTACTTCGTAAGGAACGGACATGGCAGCAACAACAACTCTTTTGAGCTTGGTCACTCCCACACAGGGAACGCTCTCTGGTACATGGGGCGATACAGTCAACTACGGTATTTCTGACTACCTTGATATTGCCATTGCAGGCACGTTGTCCTTTGCGGGGGACGGCGCTATTACACTGGCAAATACCACAGGTAGCGCGTCAGGAAACGCAATAACTACTACAACAGCCCAGTACATGGTGATCCGCATCACCGGCACGCAAACTGTTACCAAGGTAATTACAGGTCCAAGCTACAGCAAGCTGTACATGGTGGATCACGCAGGCGCTACCAGCGCGGTAACTTTCAAAGCCTCTGGTCAATCCGGCGTATCAGTTGCCGTAGGTGAGAAGTGTTTTGTGTACTACAACGGCACAGACTACGTAAAAGTAGCCACCAGCGCGGCAGGCACAGTGACAAGCGCAAGCGTAGTGTCCGCCAACGGCTTTGCAGGCACAGTCGCAACCGCAACGACAACACCAGCCATCACGCTTACAACATCTATCACAGGTGTTTTAAAAGGCAACGGTTCAGCAATATCTGCGGGTACTGCTGGTACTGATTATGTGGCCCCCGGCACGGCAACAACCTTTACAGCTACACAGACATTTGCTGGCTCATCATCAGTGCTGGCAGAAATCTTGAGCAATGCGGCAGAGATAGCAACAGTATCAGCTACAGCGGCTACTGGCACGATCAACTACGATGTCACCACTCAGTCAGTCCTGTACTACACAACCTCCGCAAGTGCAAACTGGACTGTTAACTTCAGAGCCTCATCAGGTACTTCTTTGAATACTGCTATGACAACAGGTCAATCTGTGACTGCGGCTTTTCTTGTAACCCAAGGCGCTACGGCTTACTACAACTCTGTGGTTCAAGTTGATGGCTCAACCGTTACTCCTAAGTATCAGGGCGGTACAGCACCATCGACTGGTAATGCTTCAAGTGTGGATGTGTACATGTACACCATCGTCAAAACGGGCAATGCGGCATTTACCGTCTTTGCTTCACAAACCAAATTTGCTTAAAGGATAACCATGCCATTAGTTCAAACTAGAGGTGCGGCATCGGCTCAAGGCTTTGGTGAGTTTGCACAGGCTTCTACTCCCATATACATTGAGGAATTGTTTAGCACATATATTTATCCGGGTACAGGCGCTACATTAGTTAATACAAACAACATTGACTTGTCTACAAAAGGCGGTTTGGTTTGGATAAAAGGCCGTAACATTGCTAATAACAACGCACTTTTTGATACTGCGCGAGGCGCAACTCAGAGGCTTACCACCGATACAACTGCGGCCCAAATAACGGGGGCTACCGAATTAACTTCTTTTAATGTTGACGGATTTACTCTCGGTTCTGGGAGTTTAGTTAACAGATCCGCCTTTGGCTTTTGCTCATGGACATTCCGCAAGCAGCCTAAGTTTTTTACACAGGGAACATTTGTTGGAAATGGTACAACGCAAAATATTACGCATGACCTTGGTTCTACGCCGGGTTTTGTAATTATTAAAAACGTTACTACTGCTTCAACTTGGTTTGCTTGGCATAGAAGTACCACCTCTGGATACTATATGGTACTAAATTCAACAGCCGCCGAGTCTAATACGATAGCGGCTCAACGATTTGGTAATAACATTACAACCGTTGATCCAACTTCAACAACAATAACTGTTGGAACTACATTTAGTTCAATTACCGATACTTTTGTTTATTATGCTTTTGCCCATGACGCAGGAGGCTTTGGCCTGACTGGTACTGACAATGTGATTAGCTGTGGGTCGTTTACTAACAATGGTAGTGGTAATGCAACTGTTAGTCTTGGATATGAGCCACAGTGGGTGATGATAAAAAATACCACATCCGCTGAAAATTGGTATGTTAATGACATTATGCGGGGTATGCCAACTCCTGCGGCTAATCAGTACTTAATACCAAACACATCAGGAGCAGAAGGAACGGGAGGCGCAATAGCACCAACCTCCACAGGTTTTGCTATTACTGGACTTACTGCATCAGCCACCTACATCTACATAGCCATACGCCGTGGCCCGATGAAAGTGCCTACTGATGCG